AGGCTACTATAAAAGAACTAGCACCTAAAGAGTGGATTCTTGAAAAGATAGGTATTGACATAAGTAAGTATGCTCCTGTTCAAACTGCTCCAGAGTTAGCACCTGTTGAACTAGCAGATGCCTATTCTGTATTTTTTGAGTTTGGTGAGGATAAATCAGAGTTTGAAGTTTGGAAGCAGAAGTCTTATTTTGAGGATGTGGAATTATTTGCAGATGTAACGCAATTACAATCCGATGTACTAGACTTGATAAGCAAGGATAAAAGAATAACACCAGAGGTAATTGCAGACACTTTAAAGGAAGATGTAGGAGTTATCAAGAGAATCATTACCGCACTAGAAAAGAGGGGGTTTATTAAGCCTACAGAGTACACAATAGGAGAAGGGATAGATTCAAACGTAATTGTAGAAAGACAACTTACCGAGCCTTTAAGGGATATAGTAGAAAAGATTAAACCTAAGACCACAGAGTTTTTAATTAGATATTCTTACGAGTGGAAAAAAGGATTTAACAATTCTGATAAGCCTAGTTCTAGGGAGTTTTGTAAATACTTATTACAAGCCAACAAAATGTATTCTAGAGCAGAGATAGAGCAAATGAGTGCAAGACTAGGGTATTCTGTCTGGGATAGGAGAGGTGGATGGTGGACTAAACCTAACGGAGAACATTCTCCTTCATGTAGGCATCAATGGGTATCAAATGTGGTAACACGCAAATAAGAAAAGATGAGTGCTAATATTTTATTTATATCAGTAGAGAGTATTAAGGACAGAAGCGGTTTACATAATAACGTAGACGAGAAACTTATCTTGCCAGAGATTAAAACCTGCCAAGATATGTACATCCTACCTGCGTTAGGAACTAGCCTTTATGAAAGATTGCAGGATGGGGTAGATTGTGGGAATCTAAATTGTAATGAGAAATCTTTACTAGACGATTATATTGTAGATTGCTTAATTAACTATGTATTAAGTGAATTGCCGCAAGGTTTATCTTATCAGTTTTATAATAAAGGATTAGTTAGGAAGTCTAGTGAGAATACGGAGTTACCTTCTATGCAGGATATGATAGACATTGCGAATAGATATAAGGCTAGGGCAGAGTTCTACAAACAAAGATTAATTAAATACTTAAAACAGAATCAAACACTTTATCCAGAATATCTAAACTACGGAGCAGGTTATGACGCTATAAAGCCAGAGAACGATGGATATACAGCTTCTATTTGGTTAAGCGACCCATATTGCTGCAAGGGTGAAAAGATATTTAGAGAATTGTATCAAGGCGATAATCCACCATGTTGTTATGAGTAAAAAAGCAAACTTAAAAAACCAAGAGAAACTTAAAACATATCTAGCTAAAAATGACTTTAAATCAAATAGTAAAACAAATAACAAGCTACGGAACGAGCCATCCCCAGATAAGCACAGTCTTCTTCGGGGATTTCGCAGACAAGCTGGATGATGCAGATGTAGTTTATCCTGCTATGTTCTATGATTTAAATGGAGGTAACTTTTTAGCTAAGCAATTATCTTTTAGTTTCAGCATTTATTTACTAGATAGACACTTAGTAGAAACAGACGCACAAGAGGTTTTATCGGATATGAGTTTAGTAGCAGAAGATATTGTAGCAAGATTAAGAACCCCATCTAATGAGTGGATAACTAGTGATAATATAAATGTACAATTTTTTAGAGAAGCAGAACCCGATTACTTAGCAGGGGTTAGGCTTGATGTAACAATTACGCTGCCAAGTATAAACAATAGATGCCAAATACCATGACAAGCGATTTTAAACCTGCAGACTTAGATATAGAAATAGTAAAAGGTGATTACTGGGTTCAAACCTTAGCATTAACATTAGATAGTACTGCTATAAACTTATCTACTGCACAGGTAGATGTAGAGGTTACGCAGGGTTGCTCTACTACTGTTTTATGGAGTGCTTCTGTTGGTAGTGGAATAACTATTAGCGGAGCAGGAAGTAACAATATAAATATTTCTAAGCTAGTAGATATAGCAGAAGGAAATTATGAGTACACTTTAAAAGTAACTTATCAAACAGGAGTTGTTAAAACTTATGTATGGGGAGAATTTAAAGTTTATTTAGATAAGCCATGAGTACAGAAATAAACATAACAGAACAGAGTGTAGCGGTATCGGTTACAGATACTCAAATAAATGTAAATGTAACGACTAACGAAATAGATATTGAATCTACAGAGCAGGTAGTTAATATTTCTGCTTCTAGTGGTATTGTTTATAATTCTAATACTTTAGCAGGTTTGGAAGATGTTAGTGCTGCTTCTCCTAGTGATGGTGATGTTTTGCAGTATGTTTCTTCTACTAACAAATGGACTAAAACTAATTCAATAAATTTCGGAACTTGGTAATATGGCAAATACATTAAGATTTAAAAGGGGTTTAGCGAGTGGGATTCCTACGGCATTAGCTGGTGAGCCACTATTCACAACCGACACCTTTGATTTATACATAGGCAACGGAACGACTAACACTCGCTTCCAAAAGTACATTGCTTCGGGTGCGACTACGCAAATCCTTAGAGGTGATGGTAGCCTTTACACATTCCCTTTGGCTATTTCTTCTCCTTCAAATGGTCAAGTACTAAAATACAACGGCACAAGCTGGGTGAACGATAGCGATGCTGGGATTACGGGTAGTGGTAGTGCTGGTCAAGTCGCTTACTTTACGGGTGCGACTACACAAGCGGGGAATAACAATTTGTTTTTTGATAGTGCAAATATAAGATTAGGAATTGGCACTGCTGCACCTTCTACTGATTTACATATATCAAGAGCAGGAAGTAAAACTTTAAGACTTACTAATACAACAAATTCAACAGATGTAGAATTAGGAATATCTACTGCATTAGGTACTGTTGGTACAAATACTGCAAACGCTTTCGCTATTGTAACAAGCAATACAGAACGGATGCGTATTACACCAAGTACGGGTAACGTTCACATAGGAACATTTGTTTCCGACTCTGGTCAACGCTTACAAGTAACGGGTGATACGTTATTGAAAGGTAGTGGGAATACGAGTGCGACAACGGCATTGCTTGTTGAGAATAGTGATGGTACGGATTTGTTAAGAGTTAGAAACGATGGGGCAATTTTAATTACTCCCGTTGGTGAATCACCATATTTTGCAGGATTTACAGGTACTACACAATTTGGTGCGGCACAAAGAACAATGGGTTTTGTTTGGAATGGTGGTATAAATAGACCTACACCATCTTTTTATTTTACTGCATCTTCCACAATAGGTTGGGCATCAAGTGAAGGCAATTTTATTTTAACGGGGTTCACATTTAATCCAACAAGCGGAACGGGTGTTTTAAATACACATATAATTTCTCCCGTTATCAACCAAACTGGCGGTGCAAACGGAATAACTCGTGGATTTTATGTTGCACCAACCCTAACTTCGGCTGCTGATTGGAGGAGTATAGAATGGAGTAACAATACTGGATGGGGATTGTATGGTGCGGGGACTGCTAATAATTATTTGGCTGGTAGGTTAGCTATTGGAACAACATCAACAGCAGCTACTTTAACAGTTTTTTCTTCAATAGCAGATGCTCCAAGCACAACAAACAAAGGTGCGTTTCAATTAGCATTCAGTACAAGTAATGGATTAAGTTTTGGTACATATAGCACATCTCCTTTTGCAAATTATATTCAATCTATTTCTCACGCACAAGGTTCTGCAAATTACTATCCATTAAGTTTACAACCAGTTTCTGGAAACGTACTCATCGGCAGCACTACCGATTCAGGCGAAAAGCTACAAGTCAACGGCACTGCGAAGATAACGGGGGCGACAACATTTGGCAGCACAGTCGTTATTTTAGCTAATTCACCATTTTATACTGGTGGAAACATATACACAACATCAAGTAATTTAGGAATAGGTACTACAACTGCAAATGTTTTAGGGTTCTTTACAAACTCAACCGAACGTATGCGTCTTGACGCATCTGGCAATCTCGGTCTAGCAGTGACCCCGAGTGCGTGGGGTGGTTCATTTAAAGCATTACAAGTTGGATTAGGAACTTCTTTATATAATAATACGGGCTATAATGGTACATTCTTAGGTTCTAACTTTTTCTATAATGGAACGAATAACATATATCTAAGTAGCACAACCGCTACTGCTTATGGTCAAGTAAATGGACAACACCAATGGTTTAATGCACCAAGCGGAACTCTTGGTAACGTAGTTTCATTCACCCAAGCAATGACACTTGATGCGAGTGGAAATTTATTGTTGGGTATGACAACTGCTCCAAGTGATGCTGCTTTTGCAATTAAAAGAACTGGCTCACCAGCTGCTTCAATTAAATTCCATAACGCATCAACTGGAGATAGTGGAAGCGATGGACTATACGTTGGATTAGGGGGTAGCGATTCTTTACAAGCATTTATTTATCAAAGAGAAAATTCTCAAATAATAGTTGGTACAAACAATATTGAAGCATTTAGAGTTCACAACACACAAAACGTACATTTTGGAGGTACAAGTAGTTCATCAGATACCGGAGAACGTCTACAAGTCACTGGCACTGCGAAGATAACGGGGGCGAGTACGTTTGGTTCAAGTATTATTGCAAGTGGTTTAATAAGTTCTGCTACTGAATTTAGATTAAACAACCAAGCGTTTTCGAAAGTAGCGATACTTGATGCTGCTGGTGGATTTGCAGGTGGTTATAATTTCAATTTAAGCGGAAGTACTCCTCAACATAGTTTAACGGGTGCTGTATCGGGTGTTTATTACGGAAGTGGAGGTACTATAAATTTCTATACTGGTACATCACAAACTGCTGGTACAACTGCTACTTCAAGAATGAGCTTTGACGCATCTGGTAACTTAGCAGTTGACACCAACACATTGTTTGTTGATGCTACTAATAATCGGGTGGGTGTTTTGACTACTACACCATCAGAGCCTTTACACGTTGCTGGGAATATGCTCATTAGTGGTGCTAACTCTTTTAAGATGCGTAACCTTGCTGGTACGGATGTGAATGTGATTAGAGCAGTAAGTGGAGGTACAAGTGTCCTAAGCACTGCAACTCTTGGAAATAACATTGCAATAGGTACACAATCTGCTCACGACTTTTTACTATGCTCAAGTGATACTGAAAGAATAAGATTATCAAGTTCTGGATGGTTCTCACATACAAATGCAACAAATCCTTCTTCATCTGTAACTGATTCTTATGTTCAATACTCGGCTGACGTAACCGCTGGTAACGCTGCTCCACACTTTAGAACAGAGAATGGTGCGGTAATTAAGTTGTATCAAGAAACAACTGCGGTAGGTAACTCTATCATATCATTAGGAGGAGGCAACTCGGTACTTGATGACACAACATTTGATGGATACACACTTAGACAAATCGTAAAAGCCTTGCGTAATCAAGGTA